GCTAGTACATTTAACCCCCCGTCTCCCTCTCGCAAAAAAGGCGGGGGGGGCCCCTTTAGGGGGGGGCCGCAGGCCCCCAGGGGGTGCGGGGGGCGGCAGCCCCCCGTGGGGAGTCCCCAATTGTACAAGCAAGGAGGAGCCTATGATAGCGACGTAGAGACCGAGACCGCGGACGAGGAAGAAGCGCAGCGGGACCACCTCTCGGACAAGGCGGTGTGTGACCAGTGGGAAGCACTGGCAGATTTGTTTAATTAATTACTTTTTGATCGATAGAATGGCTAAGTTCCGTCGTAAGTTTACTCGTAAGAAAAGGTTCGGGAAGAAGCGTTCTTTTAGAAAGAAGAGGGGAGGTAAGGGCCTTGCCCGCATAGTTAAGAAGTTAGTTAGAAGGCAGATGGAAACCAAAACCTTCCAGGAGTATCAGAATACGACGAAGGTGTATGCTTCTAATCACGCCAGCTATGCGGCGTCAGTGATCCCGGTGACTCCCTTTGGGACCTATGTGGATATTCAGCAGGGTCTCGGACAAGGCGGTCGGATAGGCAATCGCATTGATCTAGTGTCGTTGCGGTTCTCTGGGATACTGACTCCCAGGCCCTATAATGCCACATTCAATACTGCTCCCAGTCCCAAGAATGTGATCATGTGGGTGTTCGGTGACAAGGATATCCCAACCAACCTTCCTACTCAAGGTACCGACTTTCTGCAGTTGGGAAATGGCAGTCAAGGATTGACCAATACCCTGACGGATATGATGGCTCCCGTGAATCTCGATAGGTACCGGTTGTGGAAGAGGAAGGTTCTGAAGGTGGGGTTTGCGAGTTATGGAGGTACCGGTGTCAATGCCGGTTACCAGTCATACACCAATAACGATTACCATTTGAATCGCCGGGTGTCTCTGAATGTGATGCCCTATGCGATCAAGAAGGTTCACTACGATGATAACGATGTGAATCCGATGACTCGTGGGGTGTTTGTGATCTTCCAGGTACTCAATGCCGATGGGACCTCTGCAGGTGCAACCAATGAGGCGATGGATTTGACGTACACAATCAGTGCTAAGTACAAAGATGCATGATCGTAGTTAGCGGTGTTGTTAACCCTTTCTCCCACACACTAGGTCTAGCTACCAGTATTACCTAGACCTAGTGTGTGGTGTGTGGTAAAGGGTTGTTTTTTGTGTTCTTATTTAATAATAAGAATTGTGTCCCCCTAAGATATTTTTGAGAACTCCGTTATATAATAATAATTCGGAAGTCGAAAAGTCAGGAACTCAGGAGAGCTTGTTGTTCTCTGCCGCGTCTATCAGCTTACTTTTAATCACATAAGGCCAAGTTATGTTCAGATGTCTTCACGCAATTGGTGTTTCACATTGAACAATCCGAGGAACGAGACTGCGGTGAATCAGTTGAGACTGATCTCCCGCTATCTGGTGTATGGAAGAGAGGTCGGGGAAGAAGGAACGCCACACCTGCAGGGTTTTGTGGTCTTTCCTAACGCTAAGTCCCTGTCTGCGGTGCGCGCCTTGGTACAGGGTGCCCATTGGGAGTGCAAGAGCAAGTTCTCTACATTTGCTCAGGCTTCGGACTACTGTAAGAAGGAGAAGGACTTCTTTGAGGAGGGTGAATTGCCGAAGGATCCGAAGGATAAGGGTGAAGACGAAGCGGTTCGGTGGGCCCAGATCATCGAATTGGCGGAGTTGGGTGACTGGGAGAAGCTCAAGGAAGATTTCCCAGTCGAATACGGCCAGAGGTTGAAGAACCTCGAACACATTCATGATAGAAGAAGGGTGGAGGTGGAACAGCTAGACCCGGGGGTGAAGCATCAGTGGTTTTATGGGAAGCCAGGAACAGGTAAGAGCTATAGAGCAAGATATGAGAATCCGGGGGCCTATATCAAGGACCCCCAGACTCTGTGGTGGGATGGGTATGATGGGGAGGAGGTGGTGATTATAGATGACTTTGATAAGTATCAAGTCAGGCAGGGGGGTGATATGAAGAGGTGGATGGACCTGTATCCGTTCAGGGCTCAAGTCAAGGGCAGTTATAAGTTTATACGCCCTAAGAAGATCGTGGTGACTTCGAACTATCACCCTAGAGAGATCTGGGATGATCTGATCACGGTCCAGGCGATTTTACGCCGAGTGGATGTATTCCACTTTGTGTTTAATTGGGCTCCTCCCCCCGCTCCTCCCACCCCGGATAGTTTAGATGATTTTGTTGCGGGTCCTGAACCAATTGAGTTGGATGAGGACCCGCCTGTTTTGCCACAATATGCTAGTACATTTAACCCCCCGTCTCCCTCTCGCAAAAAAGGCGGGGGGGGCCCCTTTAGGGGGGGGCCGCAGGCCCCCAGGGGGTGCGGGGGGCGGCAGCCCCCCGTGGGGAGTCCCCAAT